GTCCCTCCCTGACAGACTCGTCAGGTTCGCGGTAACAAAAAGAAAAGAGGCACCAGCTTTCGCCAGTGCCTCTTTTTGCCCCGTGTCAGGTCAGGTCAAAGCTTCACGACCTGCCGCTTCGGTGCCCGCTCCGCCCCGGCCGCGAACTCCCGTAGGAGGGTCTCGGACGGGAAATGGCGGGGCCCCTGAAGCGTCATGAGCAGGCGTCCATGCGTGTCACCGAGTGGCCCCGCTGGCAGGCCTGCAATCTCGGCGTCGAAGGTTACGGGGAGCCAATACACGGTCCCTTCATTGCCGTTCCGAGTCCGGCTGGTCTCTCCTGTCAGGTGTACCGCGGAGCCGAGCGTGATGCGAAGGACCAGTTCGCCGGCTTCGTCGTCCCACTCAACCTTGACCTGGCCCGGCTCACCGACTTCGCCACCCCGCAGCCGACCGTCGGCATATCGTGGGTATTTGTCCCGAGACACCATCTGTGGGACCGTCATCGGGGTTTTGATCTTCGCCATACGTTTCCTCCTTGTGAAGGTTTGAACAGACTGTACCAGCAAACTAACACGCCGGCCGATCCCTGTCAAGTCCGAAAGAAAACCGAACTTGAACAAATCCCGAACCTGAACAACGAGTGGAAAGAAAAACGCCTACTCAGCAGTACGGCAAAAGACTCAGCATGGCTGACTTCCGTATCCCGATAAAGAGAA